CCTGTACCCAGCGATCAAGGAATACGGCGGCTCGCTTATACGCTGGCTGAGCGTTCTGGACAGCTTTTCTTGCCTCTTCCGTTCCTTTCTTTAGCCTTTCCAGCTGCTCTTTGTCATACACAACATGCGTCTGTATCATCGCGCCGACTCCTCATCTGCAAGCTGTTGAGAAGAAACCTGCATATACTCGAAGTCATCCATGCCGAATGCGCTATGGTAATCCATGGTGTTTGACCAAGCGTTATTCGATGCTCCGCTCAGAAGCTGATCGCCGCTGGTGGTAATCATCCCGGCCTTACCTAGAATCAGGTCGCCTATCACGGAGTCCACATGTTCCATGATCAGCTTGTACCGCTCAGGATCGTCATACCTGATGATCTTGGCGTATGTCATGTCAATAGACAGGTCAGTGGCCGTGATATTGTTCGATGAAAACGGAACGGTAAAGTAAGGCCCAAGCTTCACATCAAGCTCATTCTCTGCGAAGTAGATATACTGAGAATCTACAGCGCCCGGGTAAGAGACAACATCCGTTGTCTTACGGAATCTGGCTACTACTTGGGAAACCTCACAATACCGTCCCATCTATTTATGCCGCCTCATCAAACATACGTTTCAGCAAAAGCTGTGCATGAGTGTCATTGTAGAACACTCCGCCAGCCGTAGACTCTCCGTGTTCGCTACCAACAGCAAAGGTGTACTTCTTTCCCTTGCCAAGGATCTGAACCATACCGCCGTACCATTCCAACGACTCAACAGCCAGGCGTAGAGGGGCATTCCTTACCAGATCCTCCCATACCTCGATAGCTTCAGCACCACGCTCAATCATATCAGGCGTGATCATCGGTGCGCGCTCCAACTCATAGCGTGTCTGCTGGTACAGGTCGCGCAGCCAAAGGAATTTGCCAAGCGTGCGCTCAGGGTACTTCTCGCGATCACGAACTAGGAGCGGAAGATTGCGATTGAACCTGCCACGACGTACATCCTCATTGGTATACCCGTAATGGGCAACAACGACATCAGGAATGATGAGCATGTGCTTAACGCCTTCGTTCAGTCCGCTCTCTGGATGCTCATGCACTACACCATAGAATCTGATTCCTTTGTGATTGCGGAAGATGCGGCATGGGTAGTCGGTCTTCAGTAGTCCAGCTGGCTCGATTGCGAAATGATGATGAGGCGTTCCATAGCCGTCATAGAAGTTGTGACGCAGGTACTTATACAGATTTCCAGCACCTTCCAACACCTCGTCAGCATCCATCCACAGAATCCAGTCGCCGCTGGCCTTGTCGATGGTCGAGTTGCGCGCCTCATCAAAGCCAATCTCTGTGGGGCTTTTTCCTACAAAGATTGTCTTCGGTTTATGCGGGCAGAACTTATGCAGTGCATCATGAAGAACAGATAGCGTCTCGTCAGCGGTCTTCTCGTCGATTGCGATCACGAACTCATCTGCCACACCTGCCACTGATTTGATTGCGTTGTGAATTGTGCCCTCTGCATCCTTCACAATCATGCAGACTGACAGGGTTTGGCGTGGAGCCATCTGAGACAGTTTGCGCTTGTAGTCGATCTCTCCACACTTGCCGCTAGGCTTTCCGAACTGGCACACAAATGAGCCGATCGGATCGCCTTCCTTGGTGCGTCCAGATGAGATCACAGTGATGGCGAATCCGTCGAACTTGCCAAACATGTCATGCAAGTCGGCACGCTCGAAGTGGTGAACATGCGCACGCCAAGGCCAGTGCTGCTCATAGCCGATAGCCTCCCACGGTCCATATGGGGTTGTGATGATGAACTTGCCAGAGTCCTTCAGGTGACGGCTAAGAGCCTCAACATAGCCCTGCGGGCGTGCCACATGCTCAAGTACTTCTGCCGCAATCACGGCATCAAAGCTGTTCAGTGCAAGCGCTTCGCCTTCGCTGTATTGGATTTCACCGCCAATGACCTGTCCATGAACGAATCTTGCATTTTTGACAGAATCTCGCTTTGCCCAATCGGTTGCTTTTTCGATGTTTGACTTTGTGATGTCAACTCCGACGAAGATGATTGATGGGAATCGCTTTGCCAGATTGATCGTATAGTGCCCGTGAGCGCAGCCATAGTCCAGTACACTGCTGCCAGCAGGAAGCCTGCCAATAATAGAGGCGACATACTCAAAACGATCATTACCATCAAGAGCTTCAGGGCCGTAGTTAACGCCGCGATCCTTTTCGTATTCGTAGTATTTTGCATAGTGATTGCTCCAGTCTGATTCGTTAGTAAACGAATAGCACTCATTCTCCTCCTCAAGAGAAGCAATAGAGATCTCGTCTGTAGTATAGAAATCCCCATTCTTGATGGCGTAGATATCAGACATGCGGATTAGATGACGCAACACGGCAGGATTGCTGCTGCTAAGCTCTTCAAGCTTCTCGCTGATTGCCTCATTGGCGCGCATAGAGACAAGCTCCCAGCTCTTTCCTTTAGCTGCTGCCTTTTGTGCTTCCTTCAGGTTGTTGCAATCCTCATCAGAGAATGCTGCGATCTGCTTGATGGCGTCGATGAACATATTCTCATCAACCATCAGATCATGATTTCCAGCCTCCATAGAGCCCGGGCGCGGTCCGTCAGCAGGAATCAGCGGAAGCAGAATTGAGCCAGATCCATCTACAGTCTCAGGAAGAGCGCCTGCATAGCTTGACAGCATGGGAAGTCCTGCAGCCATTGCCTCCATTGCAGTGATACAGCTAGTCTCATCGAAGATGGTTGGATATGCGAGAAGATCGCACTGGCGCATAACATCGGCCAGATCTTGCTTTGTGAGCGAGCCGAGAAGCGTGACGTTTGACAACTCATTGCACCGGCTGTTAAGCCATGCGTAGTACTGAGCCATTGGAGCGGTTACGTTGTCATAGGCGCAGACGTAAAGATGAGCCTCAGGCAATTCTTTCTGTAGGCGGTCCATGATGCCGCCAGGCTTGACCAGCGTCTCAAGGCCTCGCTCAGGGCGCGACGAGTAGATCATGTTAAATCCTGACTCCATTGATACGGTGTCAGCGATTCCATCAAACAGGCTTAGATCGATGCCGTTTCCGATTATGACAATGTTCTCTTCTTTGAGTCCCCATGCGTCAACAATCTGGCGTTTCTGCCATTCAGACACGGCGAAGATGAGATCGGTTGCTGCAACATTGGCTTGAACCATGTTCTTCATGTCAGGGAGCGGTACATCATGGAGCCACCAGCAGTTGATCTTGCTGGCCACAGGAATCAGGTATGCGATTGGAGAGCGTTGGGCGATGTTTACATCGTGAGGAGTTGCTACTGCGTAGATATGATACCGCTCACCCATCGGCATCTGTTCGGTGATATTGCCAGCCCATCGGTACTGTACACCATCCCATTCGCCTTCTTGCTTGTGATTGGTGAACATGGTGACTCGGTGATTCTTTGCAAGTTCCTTTGCAAGGTAGTATGCGGCAGTTTCAGATCCGCCCAATGATTCGTTCTTGATTGTCTCGCCGTTGAACGGCATTCCGCCGCAGTGCATCACGATATACATCGTTCATCCTCGTTGGTTAGTAACCATATAGAAAAGCGGGGACTAGCCCCGCTCTCTATTTTAGCGCTGATTGCGCTGATCTTCCATACGCTTTGCGGCTTCTTTCGTCTTGTCATTACCGACACCGAACGACTTAGGATCTTTGCGCTTGCGCTCGGTTTCCTTTTCGTAATTCGGATCAGTCTTGGCAGGGGTCAGGCTCATAGCAGGTCTCCTTGGTTGCGCCATCCTTGGCTTATTGGCGTCATCCGTGACTGTTGATATTAGGTCGAAGAGGTTACAGCAACCAGCAGGAAGCCGTATTCACGACCAGTGATCTTCTCATCCTGGTAGTAACCAACCTCGATCTCCTCGGACTTCTTCTTGGTATCGAAGCCGTGGCGCTCAACCTGCATATTAGGAACGCCTGCAACCGTCCAGCGGAAGGTATACAGGAAGCTCGGAACATAGATAGACGGAGAAGGCGGAACATAGCTGACCAGAACATTGTCGCCCCAGATTTGAGTCAGAGCCTCAGTCTGCGCACGGTTAGCGCTATCCTTGTAGCCTGCGCCAACCATTACCTCTTCGACATCAAGCAGATTCGCGGCCTGTTCACGTGACGGATAGCCGCCGCCGTTATTGGTGCCGAAAATCAGATTGCGCACAGTGTCATTGCGCGAGAAATTGCGCCATGCCTTGTCACCGAAGGTAACCTTATTGGGGCGAAGTCCGGTGGTGTCTTGAACGTTGTCGATTGCGGTCAGCACATTGCCTAGCGGATTGGAATTGGTATGATCGGTCCACGAAGATGCAACAGCCGAATAGCTGCCAACATTTGAACCTGACGTTACCTTGAGGGCGATTCGGTTTTCCCAATTCAGCATCAGCTTGCCAGTCACGAACTCAGCAGCGCCGTTATACAGCTTCTGAACATAGATCGGATCGGCGTTCTTCATGTCCTCGAGGTTGACGGAACTCTTGAGGGCGCGATTGATGCAGATATAGGAATCAGATCCAACCTCACGGCGGATGATGTTTGCCTCAGTGCCAGGGGCGCGGAGGTCATCAACCGTGCTCAGGCGGTCACGGCGGGTAAAGCTCGGAACGATTCCGGTCAGATTCATGACAGGAACGACAGGAGCCAGACGAGGAGCAATCAGCTCAGGCGGCTGATAATCCAGCGCCACATTCGAAAGAGGCACATCGATGTGAATATCGCGGCCTACCGCGGCAAAATGAACAGTTTTCATTGTGTAATCTCCTTACAGGCTCGAGGTCAGCACAGTAGCGCCGTTGATGAAGTTGCCGAAGAACGTGAACACGTCGCCAGATGCTACGGCGGTATTCATATTCTTGCCAATCGGAGCGATGTTATCGCCCGATGCAACAGCGATCAGGGTTCCGCTGGTGGTCAGCTTGAGCTTGGCAGCTGCAGCGATAGTGCCGCCAGCCTTGCCCATCATCTGGCCAATCACCTTGACCTGCGCAGCTTCGCCGGATTTCGGCTTGTTCTGCAGAACGCCAATGGCCGCGTCGGTGGTAGTGGCAATGGTGCCAGCAATGCCGATCACGTGATACTGCAAGGAGCTCAGATCTGCGCCTGCTGCAATGGTGGCATCGAAGCCAAAGTTGTTGAAGCCGTCACTCATTTCATTTCTCCTTATTCAATGCCGAGATGCTGTTTTGCGGCATCAGGATTTGCAGACATAGCCAGCTCCAGGGCGCGGGAGTAGGTCATCTTGCCGCCATTTGCTGCAATGATCTTCTTCGCTTCGAGGTCAAGCTTGTCATCGGTCGAGCCATCGCCGCTGTCATCATTGCGAGAGAAAGTCTTCTTCTCTTCCTGCTTGGCAGGCAACAGAGCTTCGATATCCTCAGGAGCAATGGAGCAAACAGCCTCATCGTCATCCACGCGGAGCATCTTTGAGAACGCGGCACGCTGTGCAGGGGTGATCTGCATACCCTTGACAGCTTCATCGAGCTTGCCGTTTACGGAGTCACGCGCCTTCTTTACTGCATCGGCTTTTTGGGCCTTCGCAAAGTCAGCGACCTTCTTGTCGAGCTCAGCGGTACGTGCAGCAGCAGCACGAAGATCCGCCAATTCCTTATCATCAATCTCAGCCATTTTTCGATCCTCTTTAATGTTACCGTTTACCGCGCTGAAGCTGGCACGTTTAGCGGCGACCAAAGGATCGCGGCCCATGTATGCTGTCAGGTCGGCTAGTGTGTTCACTGCAGGGAGGTCTGCTCCTAACAGTGCTACGCCAGTCAAAACATAAGGGTACATTTTACCCTTATGCTTCACATCGAACTCCAGTTCAATGCTAACCTTTCTGTATCGTCCTGATTTAACTGCATTATATACCACATCAGGCACGCTTTCGAAAGTAGCCATTAGCTTGTCTCGGCCTTTCTCGTCCTTCTGTATATATAGCTTTGTGATCCACCCCAAAGCCGGATGCCCATCAGTCATGGGCTGTTCGTCGTTGTGGCCGAATTTCAGCGGAGCCTCAAGGTATCCTCCGCCGTTCAGCTCATTGAACGATTCGACCATGCTTGATAGGTCTTTCTCCGTGAACGTGTAGCCGTTCCACGTGCCAACAGCGAACACCTCAGCATCCCATGTATACGTCTTGTCATCCTTGTTCTCGCGGAATTTTGCTACCAGGTTACGCGACGGCATGACACCTGATGCAATCGAGAACATTGCGCGACTCATCTCTTCTTTCTTATCGTAGATGTTGCCACACACAGCAAGGCGCTGATCTCCGTCTGGATACTCTGCAGCCATCGTCTCATCTCCAGCGCATCTACTCAGGAAGTCATCGCGCATCTCGTCAATTTCAGGCATTGGCATAGGCATAAGTTACCCCTTACAAATGAATCGGTTCATTATATGTGAAATTTGCCCATACTGTAGCGGTGCTGGTGTCGGTGTTCCTTAGGCCTATCAGGTATGTGCTATTGCGATTCAGCACAAAACCATGGAAGAACCCAGCTTCTTGTGGTGACGTGTTCTGGGCAATCGATGCAGTTGCTAGATTTGCAGAAATGAAAACAAGATCGCCAGTGGTTGTCACTGTCGGATTAAGCCTGACTATCATGTCGCTTAAAGACGATATATCCAAGCGCCTATTATGCACCGTTCCAATAGTTCCTGATCCACTGGTTATCTGTGAACCGCTATAGAACGTCACCTCAACAGGTCCGACTGTAGCAGCAATAGATAGGTTATTGAAATGAACGTAATATCTAGATCCGGTCTCTCCTGAGAACCACCCAACAGCTCCAGGCGCAAGAAACAGCTTTGAACCAATATGGTACGCCTCACCCTGATGGATCGCAGCATCTTCCTCGTCAAGAGTATGCAGCGCATTCCCTGATGCGTGCACATTCTGGATTCCGCCAATAATAGTGTTCCACGCCTTTATAATCGAAGAGTACATCTTTCGGCCCTCTCATCTGCTCGTTTGTCGGCCACGACTAATAGTGCATGGATAATGCCAGGAATAAAGAAGAATAAGCACAATACGAAGTTTAGCATCGCGCTAAATGGCTTTCCGCACAGCAGCACGGCGAGCGGAGGCAGAATGATCGCCAGAAAATATCTCATTTGAATCCTTCCTGTGGTTGGACCGTTGGGGCTGACTCGGATATCACAATATCCTCATCTCGCTGAGTTACTGGAACCA